GCTATAGTTGCAATTACTGAATCAACAGGAAAGAATATACAATACCAATCTTTAGCAGTTTGTGCAGCAGTTGTAAAAACCTCTGTTCCGTTACCCTTTCCTAGCATCTCAAGGAATAGTGTGTTATCTCCAATATTTGTTCTCATCTTTTATCTATTTTTAATTGTTAAATTTATATTTTCACTTAATTGATTTTTTAATAAATAATCCATCAAGTAAGTATGAGCTATTTTACTTTCTAAAATTTTATCAGGTTCTCCTGCTCTGTGAGTCCCTGTTAATATACATCCTTTACTGTCAGATGGAACATTACCCCTATGAAATAATACATAGGAACGATTTTCAACATCTTCTATTATCAAGTGAACATATTCTCTACTTGCACTTTCTCTTGCTAATCTAACCTTGCATTTATACTCTCCTCTAGGGATACAAGATACATTTTTTTGGTTATTTTTCCAAGCTAATTCTAAGGTATGTGAAATAAATTCTCCATTACAATAAAGCTTTCCTAAAACAGATTTTTCTGAAAAACAATCCCTGATTAATAATAGGTTAGCTTTTTCTTTTTTTTTCATACACATCATGATGTAAATATTTTTACTAATGCACCTAAAGTTATACTATATATAACCCACATAGCTTTAACCAAAACCTTTCTCATTGCTGTATTTCTATTAACTCTAGCTGTAACTCCTGTATCGGGATTCAACAACTTTTCAGTAAGCATATCTAACTTAGAATCTATACTACTCATCTTACTGTTAATAGAATTTATATCTTTTTTCATTGAAACTATTTCTTCTTTAGTTGTCATATTAAAATTGATTCAATATTCAAATTAGTATATAAATTTGAACTATCCCTATCTACCTGCTCTTTAATCATTGGAAATATAATATCACCTGAAGATAATGATGGTAGAGTTATTAGGCTTTGTGAAAAATTAACTAATTTACTGTTATTACCGCCTCCAACAATCACAAACTCATCAATTACGGTAGGGACTAGAGCATCTGTAGAGGAAGGATTAGGAGTTACCTTGCATATTGCTATTGTTACAGTTGAAGTACCGCTGCTTGTAAGCCAACCATATATTCCAATAACTGTTGAATCTCTATGAATAACACAAGACTGACCAATTCTAAATACAGTTGTAGGAGATAAACTTCCTGATGCAACTAAAGTACTCCCATAATCTACATCCATTATAAATGGAGATTTATTATCTGCTATATCTTCTCCATGCTGAAAGTTATTAAGACCTACTGCGTATCCTTGCATTTTATAGTTTACAGAACCAACACTAGATTTATTTATCCAAGACAAATCTCCATCATAATTATTAGCCCCTGTTCCTAAAGCCTTAGTTAATACGCTATTATTTAATGCACTTTCAAAGTTTTTAGGATTATGTCTATTTTCACTCCTTAAGTTTTTATGTTCGTTATTAGCCATATTATTATTTTAACAATTACAATTTGATTTACCTCTTACATAGGGATTTCCACAGCTATAGCAACCATCAACTCCATCATAACCATATATACTGTCATAGAATATCATTCCATGATTTTTATATGTATCATTCATACTCTTAGGTCTATTGCTAGCAAATGTAGGATATAGTCCTGTTTGGTCAGTACCATTCAAAAAGTCCATCATATCGTTAGCAAATATATCTGCTTTCCTGTATGTATCTTGCTTGAATGTATTATATGTGTCTTGGCTTATTATTCTTGAGAACTCATCTATATTATTAACTACTCCACTAGATGATATATTACTCATAATATCATTAACAACCTCAAATCTAACAAACCAAGATAAGGTATCCTCTAGGTAATAAGTCATAAACGACTGATTATTAACACTTAAAGTCCCTGTATCATGTTGAAGCTTTAATTCTGCATAAAACTTTTCTCCTAATAAGGGTCTAATATGTGCTAACTCAGACAATACAATAGTGTTCTCTGAAACTAATACAGGGTCTGTATTCTTGTTGGTGAAGGTTTTATCAATTACTTCTCCTGCACTTACTAATGTTTTATATTGCTTAGTATTACCCATATTTTATTGCTCTACAGTTATTTCTTTACTTTCATCAGGCTCACCATCTCCATCATTATCTTTTTCAACTACTATAACCTCTCTATCCGCTACAAACATATCACCATCTTCTAGCATTGGTAAGTCCTCATCAATTAATGCTCTTTGTTCGTTTATAGTAAGAACTTGTTTAATATCTACATCATTAGCGTATGAGATTGGTGGCTCATAATGAATCTTTAAATCTTTAGGGTCAAATCCTAGCTCATTATAAAGAACTGTTCTTATACCGTTTAATATTAACTCAGAAGTATCTCTAATTACCGTAGTCATTACCAAGTCATAGGCAATTCTAATCTCACTTCCTGAGTTGTTCATTTTTCCTGAACTAACAATACCTGAAAGTGATGGCTGCCATCTGTTAGCAGTTATAATATTTTGGTCGGTAATCTGTTGTAAATCAATCCAACTTCCTTCTTGGTCATCTTTTATAATCTGAACATTAGCAGGAGATGTATCTCCATTCTTAACTATAAATAGAATTTTACCATTATTACCTTCTCCTACAAATTTCTTTTGAGCTTCGTGAACCATCTTTTGAGCTTCTTCTTCTCCCATATCTCCACTAATCTCAACAATAGCTGAAGGTTGAAATCCGTTTAAGAATTTAGTATGATTCCATTTTCCAATTTCGTAATCAACACAGATATGCTCTAGTGCTGCTACATAATCAGGAAGTCCGTAAAAGTTAAATGTAGGCTCGTAATCCTTAAAGTGAATTACAAACTTGTTATGTGCTACTCTAGGGTATATAGGTAGTCTTTTTATTTTTTTATCTTGATTCCAATACTTACACCAATCAGGGTTTATGTAAACCTCTTTCTTAGTCTTGGACATTCTTACAGTAGTTGCATCTAAATGGTAAAGGTTTACACCTCCATCATATATAACACACTCCATATAAGCATTACCAAAAGTATAGTAATCATCTGCTAACTTCTTAAAAACATCTCTTAGAGATTCTTTATCAGCATTAACATCCTCAATAAACTCTCTTAATGATTCATTCTCACAAACAAATTTAGCTCCACTTGTAAAGACAGTCTTTTGAGCCAATACACTTCTATGTGTAGATGACTTTCTCTTTAACTCTGCTAAATACTGAGGAAATAAGTTGTCTTCTCCAAAAGGAACCCAATCATTATTAAGTGATTTAAGGTCTTTTACCTCAGTAATACTAGGTGGGACTGTTAAATCAAATACTCCGAACTCAAAAGTGTTATTCTTCTTCTGAGTTTTCCGTAATTGTTGTGGTTGCTTTTTTGCTTGTTGATTTTTTGGTTGTTGCTTTTTCATTTACTTTATCAGTTTTATCTATCCAATCAGTTATATGTAATTCCTCATAAGCATAAGCTAATTCAGCTTGACTTAATTCTCCTCTAAAATCTACAAACTCCTTACCAAGACTTTCCTCATCCCTTCCTGCTAGTCTTAATCCCCTCTGAGCCTTGTCGTTTACTTTGTATTCTGCCATTTCTGTATATATATTTATCAAAATTAAACTTTTTTCCGTATTACAATCACACATATTATAAAAGATATTAATAAGGGAGTGTTATTAACTAAGACACCCCCTTATATATAAAATTATTATTATGATGTAACTAAACCTAAACCATCACTATCAATAGTGATAGCACCTGCATAAGCTCTTGGTATTTCATAAGTTTTTGCAACAAGAGTTACTGTAACACCAATCTCATCAGAGAAAGCTGCTCCTGTTCCACCCTCAACTGACTGAAGTCTACACCATTGCTGAGTTCTTTCAGCAGTATAAGCACCTGCAGTACCATCTTGACTTGCTAAGGTATTTGATATTCCTATTAGTTTATTGTGAATTTGGTCTGTACTAGGTATTGTAGTTCCTGAAGTTGTATCATTATTATCTATAACCATTGCCATTAAACAATCCCCATCAAACTGATAAAGTGTTGCGAATTGAGCTGTTGTTAATCCAGGAATAAACCAAGATAAAGTACACTCGTAAGTTGAAAATTCTTTACCCTCGCTTGCACCTGATACTGTTAAAGAAGAAGATTCAATTCTGCTTTCAAAAACACCCCAAGTAGCACCTGTATTTGCTGCACTATCTATAACTGTAACTGTGTGGGCAGTATCATCAAATGTAACTATATCCGTATTAGTCCATTTTCTTACTGCTATAAATCTTGTTCCTCCTACAGCTTGTAAGTCAGAACAATTAATTTGCATTCCATCTGCTATTGCCATTTTATTTTATTTTTTATTATTAATTATTATGATGTAGTAGATGTTCCTGTTCCTGACCCTGCATTCGTATATAAAGTTAGATTACCACTATACAGTCTAGGTGCTTCCCATTGCTTACATCCCATTGTTACAGTCCAACCATTATCATCATTTATTCCTGCACCTGTAGCACCTTCAGCTCCTGTCATACTAGCAAAAGTTTGGTTACGAATTGTAGCTTTTTCATTACTATACTTCTGACTTACTCCTAAAACATAAGCCTTACCATTATTACCAACTGCTATTACCATCATACAAGTGTCCATAAGACTTTGCAATGCTGCTGCTTTTGCAGTATCCATATCAGGCATCATAAAGTTTAAAGCACACTCATAAGAAGTAGAACCATTTTCTCTTGCTGCAGTAACAGTTAAAGAAGGTAATTCTTGCTTAAACTCATAATTAAACCAAGTAGCTGTAGAGCCACCTGTGTCTTTAATGCTACTTATACCATGAGTTGTAGCAGTATTTGTGTATGATATAGAATCTCCATCTGCCCAAGTCCTAATAAGTACATTCCTAATTCCCCCTGCTCCTACTATATCTGAACATAATATATTTATTCCGTTTGTTATCGCCATTTTATTTTATTTTTAAAATTAAGAAAAGTATTTAGGGTGAGATTTCTCCCACCCTATTTACTGTTAAATTAGTCTACTAGTACAGCTCCATTAACTAAAGCGTTCCAACCGTATTGGAAGCCCATAGTGAATCCTGCTCTAATATACATTTTGTCAGAAACCTCATCATAAAATGTTCTTAACTCATTTTCAGGACTTGTTACATCAGTACCGATAAATAAGTTAGATTTTACTGTGTAAATACATCCTGCAGTTGCATCAATTCCTGCTCCTGCTGCTGTAAATAATGCAGGGAAAGTTGCTCCTGCTAAAGCTGTTAAAGCTGTATCCCACTCATACATAGGTACTAATTCTATACCTCTAAAGTATAATCTTTGTTTTCCTGCTTGAGCTTCCGAATGTCCATAATCAACTGCTCCTGCTGCGGCAACTTGAGTTAATGCACTATACCAAGCATTATAAATATTTGGATTACAGAAAATTCTTTTCTCTGATGCAGGTACTGATGCTAATGCTGCTGAAGCAGTATTATATACAGATTCTAGTATAAGAATTGCATCTGCTGTAGGTAAAGTAGCTGCTACAGTAACATACTGAGTTGCTGCTGCACCTAAAGTTCCTTGTACTTCATTCATTTGAGTTCCATTAATTGCTCCTCCTGCTGATAATGTTACCCATAGTCCATCTCCCATTGATGCGTAAGTACAGTCAATAGCTACAACTGCTGCTGCATTATCTCCTGCCCACATATTTCTTACCATGTCAGACTGAATACCATTTCTTACTCTGTCAATAATTACCTGAGCTAATTGCGTTCCTGTTAAGTCAGGCATATTAACACCATTTCTATAAGACTCTACAATTACTTCTGATTTGAACTCATCCCAACATTGCTCTTGCTTAACTGCAACATTTTCTACCATAAGAACTTTCTGAGTTACAGAAAAGCTATTAGTACAAGTGTCTGAAGTACTAGTACACCCTGCATTTACAGTAGTAATACTACTCAATGAAGGAGCCATTGTGATATTTTGTTTAAACTTTACATTTGGATAGATAGTATAATTTCTCATAATATCATCTGAATGGAACATAGGCTCTAGTAATATACCTGAAGCGTAAGTGCCTTGATATAATCCTCCTAGTCCATTTTGTGCTACATCTACTGCTGCCATAATTTTATTTTTTTATTTATTATTTTAAATTCATTTTTGCTACAATTCCATTCCAAAATTTAGCATCTTTGTTTTCTACATCTGTTTTAACTACTGCAGGGTCGCCATCTGTAGAAATTTCTGTACCCTTTGCATTTGATTTACTTAATAAACCATTAAGTCTTTCAACTTCCACAGTAAGAGTTTCTTTTTCTCCTTCTAATTCAGTTACAGACCCACTAACTTCTGCTACTTTTGCTTCAAAATCTGAAAATTTATTTAAAATTTCAGCCTCATCAGACATAGTAACTTCAACATTTGATTTAGAATCAGCTTCAACATTTTCACTTTTTACTCTAGCGATAATGTCTTCAACTTTCCCATTAAACCAAGCTTTTAACTCATCAGTCATTTTTTTACTTTTTATATTAATACTTAATTTAGTTTTTATCTCCTTGTTTGTTATATTTTTAAACTTAGAAACATCATATTTGGCTGCCACTTTAATAGCATCCGAGATAGAATCAATAAAACCTAGCTCTAATGCTTCTTCAGCATTTAACCAAGTTTCTTCATCCATCATTTC